CATTGTCCGAATGGATAAGCCCTCTCTCCATAATTGGATGAATACAACCATTATGGGCTTAGGAGAGTCTTTTGATCGCTGGCGGTTCCACGGGGAACCAAAAGAAGAAGTAACCCAACACCTCAATGTACTTAATGCCATTTGGAAAGAATTAGACAACCGTAATAGTTGACTATACTTAGACAATGGAACAACCAGTAGTTGAAGAAGTAGTTGAAGAGGAAGAAGGTCTCCTTGCAGAAGAAATGCAAGAGGAACTTGATGAAACCTCTGCCGAATTCATTGACCAGTTAGTTATGAAACTTCTCCTCTTTACAGAGGAGTTCTGTGATATCACCTTATTCCCATATCAGGTGCCTATTGCTTATCGTTTTATTCAATCCATTGTCATTGGTGACGGTGAAGAAATGACTTTGGTGGCTACCCGTCAGTCAGGTAAGTCTGAAGTCATTTCTAATGTGTTGGCATCTATGATGGTCATCCTTCCTAAACTTGCCAAGGTATATCCAACATGGTTGGGAAAGTTCTCAAAAGGCTTTTGGTGTGGAGTGTTCGCTCCAACAGAAGACCAGGCAGATACGGTATTTAGCCGTATTGTGAGCAAGTTAACTAGCGACCACGCTATGGACTTCTTACTTGACCCTGAGATTGACGATAAAGCCGCCTCAGGTGGATCTCGTGGTAAAGGAAAGATCATCAGCCTTAAGCATTCTGGGTCACTCTGCCGTATGCAGACTTGTAACCCTAAGGCAAAGATTGAATCTAAGACCTACCATTTTGTACTTGTAGACGAGGCTCAGGAAGCCGATGAGTTTATGATTACAAAGTCAATTAAGCCGATGTTGGCGTTCAACAACGGAAGCATTGCTCTCACTGGTACGGCGACTCGTAATAAATCATATTTCTATAAAATGATTCAATTCAATAAACGCCGAGATGTCAATGCTCGCCGTGGTCACCGTCAAACCCATTTTGAGTACGACTGGCGAACCGCCGCAAAGTACAACGACAACTACGCAAAGTTCATCTCTAAAGAAAAGGTTCGTATTGGGGAAGACTCCGACGAGTTCCAAATGTCCTATTGCAATAAGTGGATCTTGGAAAAGGGAATGTTCGTTACGGATGACCGACTATCAAGCCTATATGACCCCTCTATGGGACTGGTTAAGCAATGGTGGCGTACCCCTGTAGTGGTGGGTATAGATGTGGCTCGCTCCAATGACTCCACCGTAGTTACGGTTGTATGGGTGGACTGGGATCATCCCGATGGGTTTGGTTTCTATGAACACCGTGTTTTGAACTGGTTAGAAATCAACAATGAGGAATGGGAATCTCAGTACTTTGAAATCCTTGACTTCCTTAGAAACTATGATGTATATCGTATTGGTGTGGATGCACAGGGCGTTGGTGGGGCTGTAGCGGAACGCCTACAAGTTCTACTTCCTCAAATTGAGGTAACCTCCATTTCATCTGATTCAAAGGCTCAGAACGAACGCTGGGTACACCTGACAGAACTTATTCAGCGTGGACAACTTGTAATTCCTGGTCATTCTAAAGCCCGTAGGGTTAGAACTTGGAAACGATTTAACCAGCAAATGCTGGACCTTGAAAAGGTATACCGAGGACCCTACCTTTTGGCTGCTGCCCCTGATGAAAAGGGAGCGTTTGACGACTACCCTGATAGTCTAGCAATAGCATGTGCTATGTCTTTTGCTGATACAATGCCAATGGTCACTGTTGCGGATAATCCGTTTTACAGATGACATACTTTAAACATGATAATCTTATATACAACAGTTAACGATTCCAACAGGAGGAACCGTATATGAATGTGGCTCCCGCCCCTATGTTCCCAGAGCGTACACCCAGCATGTTTGAGCGTACGCTTGCTCCAAGTATTCCAGGTAACCGTGGACCGCTTCGCTTTGAAGAAGGCGTAGCCACCGATACCGATGTTCCATACGACTTTGGTGTTGGTGCTTACCAAGATCCCGCTCCGTCACCGATGCGTATGAACCACAACAACCCTGAGATGTTCTACAAGTACCCCGAAGAAACCATGCGTGAGCGTGCTCATGTTGGTTCGGCTACTTGGATTGAAGCCCCAGCAATGTTGGGTGACTTCGTTAAGGGTGCAACGGCAGGTGATGCTATCCCGACATTTGAATATGTCTATAACACGGGTATGCACATGAACCGTCCAAACCCTACAGTCGTTATGGACTGAACTAATGGCTGACCCGCTTGAGAGTGTCTTTGCAACTGTACAACCCTCTGATCTTGATCTAAGTAAGGCTGGGATTGCAAGGGCATACAATCATTTTCAAGAGTTTTCAAGAACTTTTGAAGGTGCACACCCCCGAACAGGTGCAACTATCGTTGGTGGTCGTACTCCTTATTTGATGACCACCAGTAGTGCAAAACTTCGTCATAACGCAAGTGCTCCTGAAACTCGTGGTATGTCACAGATTGTTCAGTACTCTGCTCCTGCAAACGAGGCTAATGCTGCTATTCGTATAAACAACATAGTTCGTGGTATGCGTGGTCAAGAGCGTATTCCTATGGTTAACTCGTGCGCTTGTTCAACACCTGGTTGTCGTGCTGCTTGCTTAAGTGGTTCGGGTCAACTTGGTTTCCCAGCACAACAACATGCTTTGCGTGTTCGTACTGCTTTTGCTGCTGCTCACCCCGACAGTTTCTTAACTGTGCTTCACGCTAACTTGTTGAAGTTCCAAGGGCAGGCTGGAGAAGCAGGGGTTGCTCCTGTAGTCCGACTTAATGGAACTACAGATGTTCGTTATGACACCCTACCTACAGCGGACCTTTTATTTAGGGAACATGGTCGTGACAAAATCCAATTCAATGAGTATACAAAGCATAATACTCGTGGTGCTTTAAGTGACGCTGACTTAGCAGGTGAAGCGGCTCGTTTTGCTCGTACCCCTAATTTGTATGAAATTCCCAGCATGAATGAGTTCACAACTCCTGACCGTGTTTCACAATGGCGTTCTGCTGGAAGAAACTTTGCTGTTCCTGTGGATATCTCTGAGCGTCATAGAGTCTTTGGAGGACAGCAAGAAGCCATGCCCGCAGGACTTCAATTCCATTTTGGTGGGGTAGGACATGATGTAGTAAGTGGTTACCGACATGACATGCGTTTCTTAGACCCTCAAGGTGGACATGCTGTAGTTCTTCCTGTCCGTAGATTAACTACTGGAGAAGACCAGGTGACTTCAGGAGAAGATTCATTTGTTCGTCCGATTAGTTCGCTTACTCATTATGGAGAAGCCTTAGATCCAAAAGACTTGCTCAAGAAGAGTAAATAGTTAACTTTTCTTTTCTGCTATCCTCAGTACTCCCCCAACAATAAAGGAGTACTGGTGCACCCAAGCGATGTATACCAAACCATTGAATATTTAAGTAGAGTTATCCCACGGGGGCATCAAGAAGAATTGGATATACTTCGTTTGATAGACTCATTGAAGAACCTTGCAAAACCTGCTAAGGGGAAAAAAGCGGCTTAAGTCGTTGTTTACAACTAGGAGCATAAAGTGGACAAAACTAACGGTCTTATAGAAGACTTGGAAAGTCGTAATAACTTTGATACTCGTCAAAAGTGTGCATTTACTCGCATTAAAGAAAACATGTCTGAGGACGAGCGAGAAGCAGTACTTAAGGCTGAGGAATCAATTATCAACGATAGAGGTAGTGGGCGTGCCCGCACCTATTCATGCACTTGGTTATCTGGAGTGCTTATTAAAAACGGATACCCTATCAGTTCTAGTACTATCCTTCGTCATATGAATGGACGGTGCGGCTGTGAGTGATTTACTTAAAGATTTAAATGACCAAAATGGTAAACACAAACTGGGTCGTATTGCAGACCTTCTCAAACAAAACAATATTGATTTAGAAGATGTTGGAAATATCCAACGAGTTTCTCTCTATCAGTCATTGACAAAGAATGAAGATGGTGAAGCAGAGGTCCACGACCTCACTGCTATCCAATTTAGTCCTAAGTGGGAATCAGGTCCTGAATGGCCTGTAATTGCTCAAGGACCACAATACAAACTGCCTGCATCTAAAGCAGAATCAAAGCCAAGTACTAGTGAGTACAAGACAGCGGTAATCCTTCCCGATATTCAAATTGGGTTCTATCGCATGAATGATGACACTTTGGATGCAACCCATGATGAAGAAGCCTTATCAATTGCTTTAGCAATTACAAAGAGCATCAAACCTGACAAGATCATTTTGTTAGGTGACAACTTGGACTTCCCTGAGTTTGGTAAATACCGTTTGTCTCCTGCTTACCAACGAACTACTCAAGCAACAATTGATCGGGCAACAACATTGTGCGCTCAACTTCGTGCAGTTGCTCCAAATGCTGAAATCATATGGCTTGCAGGTAACCATGAAGAACGACTACCTCGTATGTTGATTGACAATGCAGTATCTGCATTTGGATTGCGTAAAGGTAACGCACCAGAGTCCTGGCCCGTGATGAGCGTTCCATATCTGTGCCGTATGGACGAGTATGAAATCACTTTCAAACCTGGATATCCAGCATCTCACTATTGGGTTAACGAACGCCTAAAGATCATTCATGGTGACAAGGTAAAGTCATCAGGATCCACAAGTCATATGTACCTGAACTCTGAGAAGACTTCTGTCCTCTATGGACACATTCATCGTCGTGAATGGAATGAAAAGACTCGTGAAGATTGGGATGGAGCCAAAACCATCATGGCTGCATCACCTGGTTGCTTGGCTAAGACCTCAGGAGAGGTACCTAGTACTAAGGGTGGTCTTGATCTAGATGGTCGTCCATTGACTGTTGTTGAAAACTGGCAACAGGGTCTAGCGGTTGTTACCTATCAGCCTGAAGGTGATGCCCGTTTCTTTTATGAGCAAGTGCCTATCCATGACGGTGAGGCTTTCTATAGAGGAAAGATTTACTATGCACAAAAAGAAGATTAAAAAAGGGGAACGCTATCCCAAGTTGGTCATCATTACATGGCTTGATGCCTTTGATGGGCCAACTGGGTGGCTTTACCTAGAGGAGTACAAACCTAAGGGTGTTAAACCTATTACGACAGGTTGGCTACTTCCTGATTTCCTTGAAGGCTACACAACAGTAGTTTCTACCTATCTTCAAGATTTCAATGAGAAGTGCATTCTCTATAGTGATCCTGTACATATCCCCAATGGAATGGTACAATCTATAACATACATAGATGTTCCTGATAGCATTGAGGGGGTACAATAATGTGCTCCCTAGTCTTTAGAGGTCCTAATGCCCGTTGATTTCTGGTCACCAAGTTACAGAGCAAGTTCCAGTGACTTAACTGTCTCTGTATCTCCACTTGGTCTAGTTGAATTAGCGGATGAGGAATTTGAAGTTCATGGTCCTCGTCTTAACCGCTATTCAGCCTGCTGGGCATGGTATTTAGGGCATCACTGGTCGTATCGCCGTGAGATGGGTGAGCAAAACATCACCCTTAATTACACTCGCACCCTCTCGGATTACATTACAAACTTCTGTTTTGGTAAAGGTGTTCAGTGGAAAGTACCTGAGCAAAACGCCGCTATTATCCCTCACCTCCTTCAAACAGTGTGGGAAATACATAACTCAAAGCACTTTGTTATGTGGGAAATGGGCCAACTAGCAGGTGTAACGGGTGACTGTTTTGTAAAGATTGCTTATGAAGAACCTTATGTGGACTCCATTGGAATTACCCATGAAGGACGCATTCGTGTTATTCCATTGAACCCAGCACACTGTTTCCCTGAGTATCACCCTCACGACCGTGACCGTCTATTGCGGTTCAAATTGAAGTATCGTTTTTGGGGAACCAGTCCTGAGGGAACTCGTCAGGTGTACACCTTTACTGAGATTCTGACCGATGATGTTATTGAGCAGTACATCAATGATGAACTAATTGACCAGTACCCTAATCCAATTGGTCAAGTTCCTGTAGTCCATATCCCCAATACAACCATCTCATCGTCCCCTTGGGGTCAATCAGATATCTGGGATATCATTCCGCTCAACCGTGAACTGAATGAAAAGATGACCGAAGTATCGGACATCATTAACTATCACGCCGCTCCCGTCACCATCATTACAGGTGCTAAAGCAAGTCAACTAGAGCGTGGACCTAAGAAGGTTTGGGCTGGTCTCCCTAAAGAAGCCAGTGTCTTTAACCTAGAGTCCCGTGGTGAAATGGCTGGGGCACTTGAATACATCAATTTCATCAAGCGTGCTATGCATGAAATTACGGGTGTTCCTGAGACAGCCCTAGGTCAATTCCAGCCTGTGTCTAACACCTCAGGTGTAGCACTGGCTATCCAATACCAGCCTTTGATGAACCGCTACATGATGAAGCGTATTCACTTTTCAAAAGGTCTTGAAAAGGTTAATGAACTGATCATCAAAACAGCAGTGGTATTTCAACCAGAGTTATTGGTATTTAACCCATTAACTTCTGAGGCTCCAGAGAAGGATCAATTAACTCAACTAGACCCCGCTGATCCATTGACCTACCAAACTGAATGTCATTGGCCTGAACCGCTTCCTGTTGATGTGCTTATCAAACTTAATGAAGTCCAAGCCAAGATGGCTGTTGGATTGGAATCTAAACGAGGTGCTTTGCGTCTATTGGGTGAAGAATTCCCCAATGAAAAGATGGCAGAGATCTTTGAAGAACTAGTGGATGACGCTATTGATCAGGGTGCTTTGCAAATGCTTAACGCTCAGATTCAGCAGTCCATTATGATGGTTACAGGAATGCTTCCTGATGGTACCCCAGCAGGTCCACCTGCGGGTTCAGAAAGTGGTAATGTAACCAGTGCCGAAGGTGCAGGACAAAATGGAATGCTCCCAGGTACGCAAGTAGGTGGTCCAGAAACGGACACCTTGAACAAACTGTTACAACGGGCATATGGGGCTAGATTTGCACAGCGTCGTGTGCCTGACGAAGAATAATTAAAAGTATATTTATCCGCAACCAAACAACTTGAGGTTAAGACATGCTAGATAATCAAGAAGACGGGATCCTTATTCCCGTTGAAAAAGCAACGCAAAATGAAGCACCTAAGACTGCTGAAGACCAGTACTTTTCTGCTGAGGATGTTCAAAAGATCCGTCAGCAGGAAAAAGACAAGATGTACAAGCGTCTTGAGGATGCGGACAAGCGTGTGAAAACGATGGAAGATCAACTTTCTACTCTGTCGCAGGACCGTGAAAAGGCTATTAAAGAAGCCGCTGAACGAGCCAAGTCAGAATCAGAAGTTATCCGCCAGCGTGAAATTGAAGAACTCACTGCCAAGGAACTCCTTCTGAAGCGTGAGGACGAATTTAATTCCCGTATCAATCAGGTTGAGCAGGAATGGAGTCAGAAGTTCGCGCAATTAGAAGAGGACCGACAGGCACAATCTGCACTTCTTGAAAAAGAACGGTTTGCTCAACAGTTGGATTCGTATCGCCAGCGTCGTATTTCTGAAGAACAGGAAACTATTATTCCTGAACTTCGTGACCTTGTTGCAGGTAATACTCCTGAGGAAATTGAAAATAGTATTGCAGTACTTCGTGATCGTAGTAGTGCTATAATCTATTCAATCCAGCAAACGAGTACCCCTCGTGTGAAAGGTGCGCCAGTAACGGCTCCACCCTCTGGACCACTGGATAACCAAACGGACTACCAAACATTGTCAGCGGAAGATATCCGTAATATGCCGATGGATCAATACATGAAAATGCGTGAGCGATTGTTAACTGCTACTCGTAACCCACGAGGACGCTACTAAAACCCTAAACCTATCCATCGGAGGATATTCAAATGGCATACCCGCAACCAGGAGGCGGTGCTATTACAGGCACTACCTCAATTTCAACCAGTGGTTACACACCCACTGACGGTAGTGCACTTACACCCGCAATCCAGCAGATCTGGTCCAAGGAAATCTTGTTCCAGGCTATGCCTGTTCTTCGTTTTGAACAGTTTGCTGTGAAGAAGACCGAACTTGGCGTTCAGCCTGGTTTGACCATCAACTTCATGCGCTACAACAACCTTGATGTCAGCCAGACCGCTGGTGCAACCCTGAGTGAAGGTGTCCGTATGGATCCCGTCGCTTTGTCGGCAAGCCAGATCCAGATTACCGTGTCAGAACATGGTAAGGCTGTTGCTGTCACCGAATTGTTGCTCAACGCAGCATTTGATGATGTCATGGCTTCGGCTTCACGCTTGCTTGGTCGCCACATGGCACAGAGCATGGACATTCAGGCTCGTAACACCCTCTACGCAAACGGTGTTCCGTTTGCTGGTGGATCGGCTGTTGCGCCTTCGGTAGTCTTCGGACGCACCGCTGCTGCAAGTCGTGGCTCACTCAGCCCGTACGACGCAGGCACTGTTGGTTCGGCTTCGGCTCCTGGATTCCTCTCGCCTGCTTCCATCAAGGACGCAGTTGAAGTCCTCGCTGGTCAGAACATCCCTCGTTTGGGTGACACCTATGTATGTTTCGTACACCCGTCGCAGAGCCGTTCGCTCCGTGACTGGCCCGAATTCATTGAAGTCACGAAGTACGCCGCTCCTGGCAACTTCATGCTCGGTGAAATCGGTCGTATCTACGATGTCGTGTTCATTGAAACCACCCAGGTCAAGAAGGGTCTCACGATTCCTGCTGACCTCAGCCCGACTCAGGGCGGTGCTCAGGCTCCGACCGCTGAATCGTACAGCGCAATCATGATCGGTGACAACGCCTTCGGTCATGCTGTTGCTCTTCCTGTTGAACTCCGTGACGGTGGTGTGATTGACTTCGGTCGTGAGCACGGCTTGGCTTGGTACTCAATTTGGGGCTTCGGTGTCATCACCCATGAATCCCGTGTCATCATCAATACCAAGGGTGGCGCAATCTCCTGAACTTAACAGTTCAATGATGTAGTATGGTGGGGGGAGAAATCCCCCCACCATTTCATTTATAGGACCATAAGGAGAGCCATGCCTCGTAAAACAAATCCTGCGTTTGCAGAAGTAATTGATGACAATGACGAAGACGATGTAGTTTCATACCAACCATTGGTTGCTACGAACACAGAATCAGATACCAAGAGTGCCCGTGTTAAGGGAACTTGGAAGATGTTCTGGGGTCAATTGTCATTTGATTTTGAAGATGGAAAGCGTTACAAGTTACCGAAGGATCTTTATGAGTACCTTCGGGATAGTGGTAATATCTACGACACCCTCTGAGGTAACAAATGCCCTTCATAGTCCCTAACGCCACCGATATCGGTTCGCTCTTTAACTCCTTAGATCAAGCGGAGCCAGACTCCCTTGACTTCCAGATTCTGGGGGACCGTTCTACGGGAGTTCTTACAGGATGCGCTGTATCTGCACAGACAGTGTCTGATACCACCATATCGGTGGCTGAGGGGGTTGTGGCACTTAAAGGAACTGTTTATAAAATCAGTTACTTATCGGCACACGCTCTTCCCACTGCCCCCAGTAGTTCAAACTTACGGTTTGACCTTATAGTTGCCCGCTTAGTAAGCGGAGCGATGGTTATTACTTCGGTTACTGGCCCAGAGAGTGCTACTAACCCGACTTACCCACGAACCCCAAGTCGTCTTGCTACAACAGTTGGTGTGAACACTTCTACTTACATCAACCCTGATACTGATGTTATTCTTGCAGCCGTTTATCGTAATGGTGCAGCCAATATCACTAGTAGTCATATTGTAGATAAAAGAGTTAATGTTCCATCCACAACTAGTCTCCGTGGAGATGTAGTCCCTTCAAATAGTATTGGGTCTAATGGAGACTTCTATTACAAAAACACTGTGGGAGCAAGTTCCTCAGGTGTCTATGTAAAACGAGACAATGTATGGATTGAACTCTTATTGCAAACCAATTCAGGAGCAGTTACCCCAATTGGTGCAATCATTATGTGGCCCAGTTCTACTGCCCCTGATTCAACATTCTGGAAAGAATGCATAGGTCAAACGGTCTCTAAGGATGCCTACCAAACTTTATGGAGTCTTCTAGGTAATACCTATGGAACTGACACTACTAATGATTTTTACCTTCCTGATCTTCGTGACAAGTTTGTACGAGGAAGTACTTCAGTCGGCACCACAGGTGGTTTGGCTTCTACCCCACTGACAATAGATAATATTCCGTCACACGACCATAGTCTGGAAAGCCATACCCATGGTATTGGCACACACACTCATAGTGTTGACCTGTCAGGTAGTGGTACATCAGGACCTGCTGGGACGCATAACCATCAAGGTGACAGTAGCGCAAATGGTGTAGTCACCCGTTTGGGAGCACCTCTCGCTGCTGGCTATCTAGCAGGGTACTCGGCTACTTCTGATGGACTCATTGATGGTCTTGGTGCAGGTGCTGGATATGGTATGCAAGTATCATTCTCTGCTAATACCTCTAGTGCACCTGACCACCAACACAGCATTGGTCTTACCATTACTGGTAACACTGGGGAACCCACAAATGTAAATACACTCGGTCCAAATAGTACAAACACAGGACTTAAAGGAAGTGTTACTCCTACTGCTGTTCCCACGATCCCTCCATACGCTTCAATGCGTTGGTTCATTCGGGTTCTGTAATGGTTGCACGACTCCCTAAACCATCAGGGACCGCAACTGAAATTCGTCTTAAACGAGGAATCACAGTAGGTCGTATGCGTGAGGAGCAGCCAGCAATGGGTCAACCTACGCAGAAAACAGTCCCTGGTCCTAACGCTTCTGTTCAGTAAGGTACAATTAGACTGTGGCTGATCTCTCAACAATTACCGAAATTGCCCGTACCTACTTACGAGACTTTCCAAAGTTCTTTCAAACATCTTTTGATGTTGTAGGAAGGACCTATGAACTTGGTCAAATTAATATTGATACCAGTTCTTTGTGGGTAGCGGTATACACCTCTTCATCAGGTACTGCTTCTGCTTTGACTTCTAGTCAGTACTCTATTGATGAGCGTAATGGTGTTTTACGATTATCGTCAACATATGGGGCTAATACCAAACTGCTTATTGAAGGTTATTACTATGAGTGGGTTACCCCCACTGACCTGGACTTTTATGCTCAACGAGCATTAGAAAAGCACCTCCATGCCATTAACTTACAGGTATATCAACTGGCAGATGTGGTTATTAACGCTATTGGCATTGCCGCTATCTGTGAATGTCTATGGGCACTTATGACTGAGTACAGTCGTGACATTGATGTACTTACATCTGAATCTATTCATATTCCTGCAAGCCAGCGTTTTCGCATGGTACAAACACTCCTTATGCAATGGGAAAAGGAATATGAACGACACGCCACTAACCTAAACATTGGGTTTGACCGATTGGAAGTCTTTAATCTTCGTCGTGTATCTCGTACAACAAATAGACTCATTCCTATTTATAAGCAACAGGAGTTTGGTGATTACTCACCTACAGAACGCTTGTGGCCTTTGATTGACGATGGCATTATTGACCCAGAAGTAAAGGGTGACAGTCTCCGTGAAGATGTCTTTATTGATACCACACCTCTATCTGGTCAGACGACGAATGCGTACTACTGATGGATGTGCGGCGTGAATTAAATAACATTCATGACAAATACAGAAAGTATCAAAATACAACTTCTGAATTTGTAGTGTGGTACCCGTTCCTTCCTTTGGGCAAAAATGTGTCCACAACCAGTGTCTATAACGATGTCTATGATGAGGGCATTTATGGAACAGGGGGGCGCAAGTATGGAGATGGCATTGTTATTCCTGTACTTCTTGTTTCCGAAACTGAAGATGCCCGCAGGTCTATTGCTGATGGTCGTCAACCCACGCAGACTATTGAAGCCAAAATATCAATTAGGGATATGCGGGATGCAGGTATTGAGAATGCCTGGGAATATCAACCACACCTCAATGACATATTTATATATGATGGGCGTGTTTATGGAATCTCAGATTACCGAGTACGGGGTCGTTTAAAGGCTGAAGTATTTGTAATTGTTCAGGGATTTGAAATCTATGTAGATCAGGAATTTGTTAATGATGTTGGCCCCCCTGCTCTAACTAATATTAATGCTCCTTGGCCTACAAGCCTACCTACAATAGGGTAGAATGTAAGTACCCGATGAGCGTCGGGTATACCAACGCCTAGAACCCACGGAGTGAGCCATGTCGGCTACATCTGATCTCAGTCCTTATACTGACCATGCACGGGGTTCTAAGGCGGCTCTGTACGGATTACCCGCCGCAGTAGCGTCTTTCTTTCAAGTAGAAAAGAACTTTGAGTATTTTGTGAAGGAAACCATTAAGGACTTCCAAAAGCAAATTCGGTCAGAGGCTAAGACATCTTGGGGTGACGATGCCAACACCATTTATGTAAAATACGATAGTGCTACTGAAAGCCTTCGTATCTTTTCAACAAGCCCCAAAGCCCATATCCTTGAATATGGAGATACCGAAAACCCTCCCCGACCCATCTTGCGTAAAGCCGCTAATCAGGCTCAGACTCAATTTGCAGAAAAACTAAGCAAGTTAATTGAAAAGGCTCTTTCATAATGCCTAAGGGCTTCTTGCTTGCCGAAGATGCTGCTGTAAAAGCACGCTTTGCCACAATTACTGTCACAGATGACCGTAATGCTGAACGACCCGTAAGTGTATTTTATAGGTACCCAGAGGGGGAAACTGAAAAGAAGTATCCGTTTATTACGGTAGAACTTCTTGATATTGCCCACGACACTTCTCGTCAATTGTCTGAGACCCATTACTACTACAGTAACTCTTCATCTGCCTCTTCCCGTGGGGACTTTATTAATTATTACCCTTCTGAAATGACCGCTACAGATTTACGGGGAAGTGCCTCCGCAGGTACTTATTTGCGTGTAGAATCTTTTACACCAGTTACTTTGGTGTACCAAATTAGTACTTTCGCACGAAGTGCTATGCATGATCGTCAATTAACAAGTAAAATACTACGGCGTGTTATGCCATTTCGTAGGGGTTTCATAGAGGTTCCAGAAGACAATACGATACGCCGTTTTGACTTAGCAGGGTGGTCCGCCGCCGATCTGCTAGATCAAGAGGCAGGCTTTAAAAAGCGTATATTTAGAAAAGTGTTTACTGTTCAAATGTCAGCAGAGATGCCAACATCTGATCTAGTATCAGTCAAGCAAGTTACATCTGTTGTTGGTAACATCTATAACGCAGATAAAAATAATCCAGATATATTCACCGCCCCCATTTCTGAGGAGTTCTAATGCCGTCATACACTAACCCTGGCGTATATGTAAGCGAATCCACGAAGGTCTCACAGACCCAGCAAGGAAACACCACACGGTCCGCCGCTGCTTTCTTTGGAGAAGCCCTCCGTGGACCTACCACTGCTACCTTTGTAGATTCGTGGGCTTCGTACAAAGCATTGTTTGGTGAACTTAACCAAAGTTACGAACTAGGTTTTGCTGTTTATCACTACTTTGCAAATGGTGGTAAGGAAGCCTATATCAACCGTGTTCTTGCCAGCAATGCGGTCAAGGCAACTTCAACAGTTTCTTATTTCCCCAATGGTAATGGTCAGGCTTCTGCTGCTTTGTTTACTGCTACTGCTGTGAGTGCAGGAACCTGGGGTAACGGTTTGACTTATGAAATCACCGCAGGTTCAGTTTCCCCTACGGCAAGTGTCATCCCAACATTCAACTTGGTCATTAAACTTGATGGTGCTGAGGTTGAGCGTTGGAATGAATTGTCGGTGGATCCTTCAAATAACCGTAACATTGATGCTGTTCTTGACAACTACTCCAAGTTTGTCACTGTTTCTACTCCAAGTGCCATTGCAAAAGCCGCATGGGCGTGGTCCACAGTGACTGCTACCTCAAGTTCAGGATCCAATGGAACTGCCATTGTTGATCAGGACTATGTGGATGCTCTTGGAAAGATTGACACTATTGAAGGCGTACTGCTTCTCAATGCCGTTGGTAAGACATCTAACACCATTGTTAACGCTTTCCTCAATAAGGCTGAAACACGAGGT